AACCTTCCCATTATAGGAAAAATTAACATGAAAGGCACTTATTAAATCCATTTCCTCTGTGGTTTTTTCAAAGCTGAGAGAGCTGAACTGACTAAGCAAGACATCAATGACCGCTTGATCTGCACCGAACATAGCATAACTTGAAAAGCCATAAACAATTGTAATATTGTCTGCCTCTATCAGGTTATTGCTTTCCGGCTTTGCACATCCGGACAGTAACAAGGCGGCAGCCAGCACTACAAAAAATACTCTTTTCAAAACAGCACCTCCTAAACAGCCGCATTGGTTATGACGATTACGGCAATTACCGCTACCAATGCAGTAAAGCAGAGTGACGACAGAAGCGTAAGCTTTTTATACGACAATATATTTTCAATTCTCACCTTTGTCCTTGCTCCGCCAAAAGCCGATGCAAAGAAAGCTCTGCGGTCGGCGCAGGCAAGAATGGTGAGGGCATACTCTTTGGTTTGTCTTTCATTCAGGTGCTTCAAGACCTTTGCATCACAGGCCAGCTCCATATCGGCAAAAAAGTATTTTAGGAATATCCACATAAGCGGATTGAACCAGTGAACGCACGCAGTCATCACGGCGATGATCCGGAACAGATTGTCTCTGCGCTCTATATGCACCTGTTCGTGAAGGATGATATAATCTATATCTCCGTCAGCTATAGCATCAGGAATAATGATTTTGGGATGAATAACACCATATACGGCTGCCGCCGTAATTCTGTCGGATTTGTAGATGTTGTCCCTTATAAGCTCCGCCGGCTTCAATTCCGACTTTGTAAAGAGATATAACAGCACTGAGGTCAGAATGGCAGCGCAGCAAACTATAATCCAGACTATCGATGCTACATTAAACACATTTTCAAGCAGGTCGGTTTTGTATTCAATAGGGAAATAGCTGTTTGCCCCCATTATACTGTTGGTGGTTGTAAGCTGAGGCAATTTCTCCCGTATAACCACTGTTTTTGTGGTGAACCTTGAAATAAAGCTTAGCAGGCTGTATTCATTGGCAATTCCAAAAGGCAGCCACAACCTGATGAGAGGAAGGCCCCATGAGACATATACAGCAAAACGCGGCAGAGCTTTGATTTTGCGCAGTGACAAAACAACCAATCCGGCAATACTGCCGATGATACTGATATTAAGTACCCAGTAGAATATTTCAGACAGCATAGACTACCTCTTTTCTATCAGCTTTTTCAACGCCTCAAGTTCATCATCAGAAATGCCGTCTTCAATGAATGCGGCGAAAAAAGCTTTTTTAGAGCCGTTATAAAGCTTGTCGATGAGGCTTTGGGTTTCAGCCTTTCGGACATCTTCTTTTTTGACCAGGGAAGTGCAAATAAAGTTCGGTTCAGTCCGTTCAATTGCATTTTTCTCAATAAGCTTTTTAATAATGGTATAGGTCGTATTTTTATTCCATCCGATTGTTTCGGAGGCTATAGCGGAAATTTCCTTTGCCGATACAGGCTCCTTACCCCACACAATGTCCATAACCTTGAGTTCGCTGTCAAATAATTTCACTGTTGCCACAATAAAACCTCCAGACTATTAGAGTAGTATATTTATATACTATCACAATAGTCTGAATTTGTAAAGACTATTGTGATAGTCTGGCAAAAATCTTTATCGGTGAAGCCATACATAGGGACAAAGGCGTCTTTGCCTCCAGAAAAAATAATATGAATTTACATAAGAAAGCACTGTATTCTATAAACGAATACAGCGCTTTCTGTTTTTTTATGATTTATTACTATCATGGAACATTACTGTCTTCAAGCTTTCTGACAGCTCTCTAATGAATGTGATCAACCTTATTTCCTAAGCATATGAAGTACACCGAAGGGTTCAAAATAAATGACATACTTGGAATCAACAACTTTCATAATTCCATATTTTTTCCTATAGTATTCAATCGCCCAGCATAGAAAGTCTTCCGTAGTATCAAGGTATTCCGCAAACTCCTGCTGCGTTCTTGAGCCATACTCATATGCTTTTATAATATCATTCAGTGAGATGATCCTATTTGCAGCCCACCTTCTTGCTTTTTCCTCTTGCTTTCTTACAAGGGTCATATCGGCAGCCTCATCGAGTAAATCTCCTGAAGATGTATAGTAATGTCCGAGCTCTTCGGCAACAATACAAGTTTCCTCTTTAGAATCTACTATATTTTGCTTGTTGAGAGCAATGACCGGATATATATCGTAACCTTCGCAGTATAGTCCCTTGATTCGTTTAGGAAGAGGAGCATACGTGACATCTATGCTATGCTGCAGTGCTTCTTCCTGCAATAGTTCAAGCTTAGTCAACCTGTATGACATATTAGTCTCCTTTCTTCTCCTTCTCCATTTGCTTCTGTTTCCTGTAGGCCTCCAGAAAAGCCCTGACAGCGATTTTTTCATCCTCTGTGAGCCCGTCTTCATAGCCGTCAACCTTATGGGCGGCTATGGTACTTATACCTTGAGCCTTTGAAGTTTCCGCCGGATGGCCGGTATTGCCCGAGAAAAGCGCTGAAACCTCAATGTCAAGAGCTTGGGCAAGCTTTGACAGGGTCTCCAGGCTGGGGTTATACCTTCCGGCTTCCACATCGGCCAGATAAGACCTAGATATGTCTGCAAGAGCAGCAAGCTCCACCTGTGTCATCTTTTTTGCCCTTCGGGCCTCCTTTATATTAATTCCGATGTCCATTTTTATCTCCTTTATGTACGGTTATACCGACTATTAATATCATTATATACTGTATAAATGGAAGAATCAAGAAATAAATTAGTAAATGCAATAAAAATGTAAGCAAAATGACGGAAATACAAGAAAAATAGAGTTAATATTACCAGGTGAGGAAAAATTCGTTGTAAAAGGCTTTTACAAAATGTCGGAAATACAATACAATATGACTATAGAGTTAAGCAAAGATATGTCGGGGATACAAGATGAGCTTGGAAAAAACTAAAGAATTTGAGGTGACTGCCAATGCCGGATAGACTAAAGGAATTGGTATTGAAAAAGGCTTTGGAGCTGGTTGAGTGTGCTGAGAAAATCGGCAGAGAGGATTTCTTTGAGATCAGCATCAAGCATATTAACGGTGAGCTTATAACAAAATTGGAGTGTACAAACAAGGATAAGGTAAAATAATGCCGACCGAAGAGCGGAGGCACTATACCGGAATAACAGTTCCGATATGGTGCCTTTGCTGTCGTACGGGGAGGGAAGGAGATGGATGAAAATATCAGAGGGCTGATAACAGATTATTGTGAGGCTTTACGCGGTGTCAGGGAGCTTAAGGCAAAGGCACGGAAACGGCAGAAGGAAGGAGATGCAGATCTGGCAATTCTGAAAAGCATGGAAGAAGACCTGGAATGGACAATCGAATATATGCTGACAGGACATATACCGGTATACGGGAAAAGACGCTGCATGGTCTCCAGGCAAAAAGGCATTTAAGCCATCAACGGGGGCTAAACCCTGTTTATGTTAATATAGACCATACATATCGAAGGGGGTTGATTCATGACGCTGGTTGATATCAGAAATGAGGCAGCACACAAGCTCAACAGCGAATTTCCAAGCTATTACCTGTACTATGACGTACTGCCCCAGGATTTTTCCAGGCCCTGCTTTTTGATACAGATTCTTTCGGTATCAAAAACGAACGAAAACCTGTATCAATTCTTAAAAGCTTTAACCTTCAATATCAGGTACTATCCTGATGAGGGGGTCAGCACAGGGCTGCTGGAAATGCAGGATAAGCTCGAGGAGCTGTTCGACATGGCGCTGCAGGCTGGGGACAGGTCGATAGGCATTGACAGGACAAAAGGGGAAATCCTTGAAAAGGTGCTGCATTTCACCTTTGACATGAGCTACACCGACAGCCGGGAGGATATGAACGAAGGCCTCGAAATGATGCAAACATTAGAAATGAAGGAGGAATTTTAGAATGGGATTACCACAGATTTTGATTGAATTCAAAACAAAAGGAACAACAGCAGTTAAAAGGAGTGCGAGGGGAATAGCTGCACTTATACTGAAGGACGACACGGATACATCCTTTACCACCAAGACATATAACAGCATTGCAGAAGTGGATGCGGAAGATTGGACATCTGCAAACAAAGACTATATTGAAAAGGTGTTTATGGGGTCGCCCTCCGCCGTGATAGTAGAGAGGGTGGCAGCAGCGGCGACTGAATACAGTGAAGCATTGTTGCGTTTGAAGAACAAGAAATGGAACTATCTGGCGATACCGGAGATCGGGACAGAGCAGGTAACCTCCGTATCGACCTGGGTCAAAAGCGAAAGGGATACGGATAAAAAGACATTTAAGGCGGTACTGCCTTCTTCGGTCAGCGACTATGAAGGCATTATCAATTTTACAACAGCGGATATAAAAGTCGGGAGTAAAACCTATAACACGGCGGAATACTGCGCAAGAATAGCAGGGATTCTGGCCGGAATGCCTTTCAGCAGGAGTGCGACCTACTATGTGCTGCCCGAAGTTGAGAGTATTACGGAATCTGCAACACCGGATGAGGATATAGATGCCGGTAAGCTGATCCTTGTAAATGACGGAGAAAAGATCAAAATAGGCAGGGCTGTCAATTCATTGGTTACGACTACATCAGCAAAAGGTGAAGATTTCAAAAAGATTAAGATTGTCGATGCTGTAGATCTCGTTCGGGACGATATCAGGGACACCTTTGATGGCGGTTACGTTGGAAATGTGATAAACAGCTATGATAATAAGGTTCTTTTTCTGGCGGCGGTCAACGCTTATTTTAAGGAGCTGGCAAGGATGGATGTACTGGACTCAAGCTATGACAATCTGGCTTCAATCGATATTGAAGCTCAGAGAACCTATTTGATAGGCAAGGGAATCGATGTGACGGAGATGGATGAGCAGCAGATAAAGGAAGCCAATACCGGGAGCCAGGTGTTTGCGGCAGCTGCGGTAAAATTCCTGGATGCAATGGAAGACTTGAAATTCACAGTAGAAATGTAGAATGGAGGAGGAATATAAATGGCTAGAAAAGTACCTGGAAACAGACAGATAAACGGTAGATGGGGACAGATCTGGTGGGACGGAGAGCTGGTCTATGAGATAGAGAGCTTTGAAGCAAAGGTGGTAGCCAACAGAGAAGACGTTCAGATGGCCGGGGAGCTGGATATTGAGAGCAAGATAACAGGTCTCAAGGGTGAAGGCACAATGAAGGTAAAGAAGGTTTACAGCAGAGGGCTGGAAAAGCTTGTGAAGGCTTGGACCCAGGGCAAGGATCCGAGAAGCCAGCTGATTGGGAAGCTGGCAGACCCGGATGCATATGGTACCGAGAGAGTTGTCATAAACAATGTATGGTTCAATGAAGCAACGGTCATGCAGTTTGAACAGGGGCAGAAGCTTGAAAGAGAGTACCCCTTCGGGTTTACACCTTCTGATGTGACCTTCCCGGATCTGATCGAAGTACAGGAGGGATAAATCAATGAAAAAGCTTAGCACGAGGGAAACGGCAGAAACCCCTAAAAAAGTAACTCTGGAGGAGCTGCTGGCAAGGGCGGCCAAGTCAAAAACAGCAAAGAAAGAATCACGGGAGCTGTATGTCAAATCCCTGGGCGGAACTATCACCATTGAGAAGCCGGACAGGGCAGTATGCCTTGAAGCCTTGGACATGGATAACTCTGAAGAAGCGGATGAGTATATCGTATATCATTGTGTCACCAGCCCGCTGCTTAAGGATAAGGCGCTTCAGGAAGCGTATGGGGTTGTGTCTCCCATGGAGATTGTCGAAAAGATATTCGAGCCCGGAGAAATCTCTGCCGTATCCAAGGAATGCCTTGTGCTGGCCGGTTATATTAACAGCGTAAAGGTAGTAGATGAAATAAAAAACTGATAGACAGTAATGGGGAGTTATATATGCTCCATTACTACCTTCAAAAGGGAATAACACCGGAACAGATATTGAGCCGGAGCTATACGGCGAAGCTTTTCTACTATGCCAGTATGAGTAAAGCTTTGGAAGAGGAGAGCCGGGCGGCTGATGAAGCTGCCCGGTAGCACTTCAATACAGGAGGTGATGGAATGTCGGCAGTGAG